CTGTTGTACCCGAAGCTACGCTAGCGAGGATTACCTCACGACCATCTGACAAGTCCCAACGCGTACCAACTAGGGTTGCGAGTGAGCTATCAGTTGAGGTCTGGAAGGCACCGTTCGCTACGAGGGCTAGTGGGCCAGTTGCACCTTTTTGAGTAATTCGTGACATTTTGTTTAAGTTATTTTTAATCCCTCACCCTGTCCTTTTCCCCCTAAGCGTGGGAACTCGACGAGGTGGTGGCGTTACTTTCCGTGACCTTCGCATGCAGAGCACAGAGTATCTGCATCTTTCAAGCCACGACCCGCACACTCACCGCACACACTCGCTGCGACTACTTCTACAGCTTCCTGCTCTACGACTGCTTCCTCTACTACTTTAGATTTGCGTGCCATAAAGAACATTATGCTGCGGCGAAGGTTCCGCCTTGCGAAGTCATACGCCATGCGGTTCCGTCACATACAAGAGTAATAGTGTCACCTACTGCTGCTGTTCCTTGAGTATTGGTCAAGGTAGTGCCAGTGATAGCGGCACCTGCTGGGTTTGCCTTAGCGAAGATGGTTCCACCTGTGACAGTGAAGCCAGCAGTCGTGTTGGCGACACAGAAGGTGTACTCGAGACCAGCAGCCGCCGTTGGGAGGGTCCATGATGGACTGCCCGAAGTAGAACGGTTGATGAATACTCCACCTGAGTCTGCTGCGGTAAGAACAACGGTTGCACCTACTAGCGCACTCTGGGATACGACCTTCTTAGTACCCCCATTGAAGACGGGAGCTGCCGTAAAGGTAGCTGCGCCTGTGAAGGTTGAAGTGCCAGTAACTGCGAGAGTACTGCCGAAAGTTACGGCTTCGAGCGTGTTCAAGCCGTTCTCGCGGATGTTCGGAAGGTTATCTTCAATGTATATAGCCATATTAGTCTATATTAACTAATAAGAGCTATACACCAGTGATACCCGTGAGGACACCGTTACGGAACGGAGCCTTACAGATGAGCTGACCGCCGAGGATCATGAACCCGTTGACTGTTCCCTGATTGTACGACTTGATCATTCCAGTCCACGTGAAGGCATCGCCTGGCGCGTACATAGAATCCTCATAGACGTTGGTGGTCACGTTCTTCGACTTAGGCGAGACCTTATCACCCTCCCACCACTTCAAACCGTACCAATCCAAGGTCTGACCGAGGTTCAGCATGTAGAAGTAGCCGGTAGTGATTTTCTTATCGCGGCTGATTATCATTCCGTCCCAACGCTGTTCGCTGTAGCCAGAGGTCTGAGCTACGGTGCGGTTAGAAGGTGAGAAGTCCTGATTGTTGCGCTGATAAGAGGTCTGGAGCTGCTCGAAGTATCCCCAGGTCGTGTAATCCGTGACGATGAAGTCAGGAGTGATAGGACCGTCAGAGATAGCGTTCCAGAGAGTACGAACCTTTACGAGGCTGATCGTACCGCCTGAAGCTGTAACTGTTGAGTTAAGGCCAGAGTAGGTGGTGCGAGAAAGACCGCCGTAAGTAGCTGCGTTTGTGCCGTTGTCAATCGTGTTAGCGAGGCCTGAAGGAGCCTTACCACCGAAGGACGAACCGTCACCCTGAAGGAAGTTACCTACATCGTCAGCAGCGTCCTGTGCGCGGCTCTCCATCGTGGTCTTCATGAGGGAAAGGGTCTGCATTGGGGTGCTGTTGATAGAGAGGTCAGAACCAGCAAGCGCGACGTTTGTGGCTACGAATGTAGGGTAGAACGTCATGTTCACTGATACTGGCTGTTGAGTGATCGGAAGGAGGTCGAAGCCGTTGAAAGCTACCGACGCTACACCCTTCTGATATTTAATTGGGAAGAGCATTTGAGCGCCATTCCACTTCTTAGTCTTCTGCATGATTTTGCCGAAGAAGTAGTTGTCACGAAGGACCAGGTCGACCCAAGCTGGGGCGAGGTACTGGTTCGTCGTGGTTGTTACGTTTACGCCAGGAGGCATGTTAATTGTTGATTAGTGTTAAATAAGCCCGTTTTCCCTTAGATATCGCTCGGTGGCATCGTCTGCGACTGTCGTCTGCGGAGATGCTCCTGATCGGACTCCTGCTCGGGAGGCAAGTTCCTTTGCTCGATTGTCTCTGGGTTGTCTTCGCGCCTGAAGTTCTTCCCAGACTGCGTGGTGGTCAGCATATGCAATGACATTTCCATCGCGGTCTTTAGGAGAAAGCTTCTCAAGCAACTGGAAGAATCCCTTTTTGGTCTGTGCGTCCATATCAACGCCTATTTCGTCTTCTATCTCCTCTACCATGTTGTCGAGGTTTTGTTCCTCGCTCTTTACCGCCGCGTCTGCTCTCGCTTGTTCCTCTCGGAATAGCTCGAGCGCACGTTCGGTTGCCTGTCTTTCCACTCCTTGTAGGGCAGTTTTGAGCAGTTCAGTGGCTTCGGTAGCCTCAGGAGAGCCTGTGCCGTAGATTCGCTCTATGGACTTCAGGTACTCTGCTGGCTCGGAGTCTGTACGCGCTCTCTGTGCCTCTGTAAGTGCTTCTAGACGGGCTGCGAGGGCAATAGACGACTCTCGTTCTGCCTGAAACTTCGCTTGTAGGCGACGCTCGCGGCGGTTGTACTTCTCATCGTCACTTTCCTGTGGTTCCTCTTCGGTATGTTCCTCGGTAGGGGCTTCTGGAGTGTCGATAGTAGCGAACGGGTCGGTCTGCTGATCTGGCTCTAGACTTTTAAGGAACTCCTCCTGTTCATTGGGCATGTTGTTTTTATTCAAAACTATTAAGTTCAAGTGCGTTCTTGCCTAGCGGCGACTTTATACCGCGAGCCTTTTCGATACGGAGTTTCAGGGGCTGTATTGCTCCCCCTTATAAAGGAGAGCTAACAGACTCTGAGTTATTATCTGTGCTTAGAGTTGTACTTAGAATACCCACCCGATTTCATTATTTCCGAATGAGAGGCGACGTGTTCCCCAGCCTTCTTTACCCTACCCGTGCCGCCACTAGGCATTGTGATATACCTGTCTCTCGTAACCTTACTCACCTTATTAGCGAGAGCCTTGCCCATCGCGTGCTTCACATCTCCCTTGTCTTCTTTTGATAGTGCCATGTTATTTACATTTCTTGTTAATAGCTTTGGTCTTAGCGGTCTTTACGGAATGAACGTGACTGCCTTTCATCGGGATTGCTGGGCCTGTCTTAGTGTTCTTTTTCATAAGTTACGAAGTCTTTTTATTAAGTGCTTTCTTCTTGGCCATCTTCTTTAGTGCTTCCTCGTGGCTTTCTTCGTCCTCAGCCATCTTACGAAACGTCTTGCTATGCTTCTTGTCTTTACGGGCGAGCGCTTCGTAATGCTCGTGACCCTTTTCTTCTTCTTTGATGTCTTTTGTATATGCCATATCTGTATAGTACGTTATCTTGTCAAGTATCGTTACTACGCAGGTGTGGATACTGGTGGCAATTCTACCTGTGAGAGTGCTGCACTAGCTGGGTCTTTCGTCACCTTCTTTGGCGGTTCAGTCGTTTCCTCGGGAGGTGTGTTAGCAGCCTTTGCAGCCGTGGACATCCCAGTTGCTTGGGCCTGATTCTGGGCGTCGAGCATCTGATTCTGTTGCTGTTGCTGTTGTAGTCTGGCTGCATATTCTGGGAAGTTAAGCTGGAAATAGCCCATTGGGTCTATTCGATACATCACTCCATCGGCGGCGCTCTCGTCTGGGTCCGGGAAGTCGACCATCTTGAGCAGTGTCTTAGGACCGATAGCACCCTTATCGAAGAGCGCCTGAGCTAGGTTGAGGTTGGTTATCTCATCCTTTGGCTTCATCGAGTCTGGGGACACTGACACGATAAGCTGGCGATCTAGCATCTGGCTGGTGAGGGTGATGTACTCTACGGCCTTTGCGTTGCCCATGATGGCGGCGAAGTGCGGCTCATCATAGAAGACGTAGTAAAGCTGTACGAGCCAGTTGAATACGTTGTCGGCTACTTGCTCGATAGACGCACCTATACCTCCACCGATACGAGTGGTGTCGTTTGCTTGGTCTAGTATCATGCCGCGTGCGGTCTGGTCCTCGTTCGGCTGATCTGATGCTATGCCCTGAATACCCCATGAAGACTTGAGGTCGTTCTTCGCTATCTCGAGCTGGTTGAATACGTCTGCCGGCAAGCCTTGGGCTGGGATAGGCATGATAGCGTTTGCAATTGGCCCACCTGACGGTACGAGGA